CAACAGCTATAGCTCTTATGGGTTCTGTTGGTGCAGGTCTATCTACTGCTGGAGATATAGTTAATACACTACAAAACATTGATGACAGAATGAATCAAGTTGAAGTAGATTTTGAAATGCTTAAAGAAAGCACATTTGTACAGGGCGATATAGCTGTTTTGTTTGAAAAAGTTCAGAAATTAGAAATGACTAATGATACTAACCAATATGTTCAAATAGAAAAATGGGAATGGGATGATATGAAAACACAAATTATTCGTCTTGAATCACAACTTATTGACCAAGAACAAGATTTACAACAAATTAGAGAACTCAAAGATAGAATTAGTTGGTTGGAAGCGAACAGATAATGGAAGAAGATTTTACACTACCAGAAAATATGTTTACAGATAATCCTATATTTGTAGATACATCACACGAATATGATGATGACTGTGGAGATTCCTGTAAAATATAATTGAACTGTCCTGTCTGTCAAATTCTCTTAATAGAAATCCACGCTGGGTTATACTGCTATAATAAAGAATGTATTGTTTATAAACAAAAAGCAATAGCTTGTTGTGAAGGAGGAGAAATTGCCGGAGAAAGCTGCAGATAAAAAAATAAAAAGAAATTTAGAACACGCAGCAGCAATGATTATGTGTTGGATACCTAGAGAAAAAAGGAATCAATATTTAAACTATTTTTATTCTTTGTTTACTGATGAGTAGTATTTATATTGGTATTCCAGTAATACACGATCAAGAGTTTTTTAATACAATAGAAAACTGTTTAGAACAAGCTGATAATCCTAGTGATATACACTTTGGTGTTTATGCATTATGTGAAAATGAATTTTGGGAAAAAAGGATATACGATTTTTCTTTAGAACACAATATGTCTTTATTTACTGATGAACTTAGTTGGCAAAACTTAGGAATAGGTAAAGGAAGAATAAAAGCTGGATCTATGTACCAAGGAGAAGATTATGTTATGTCGATTGATTCGCATAGTTTGTTTGGTAAGCATTGGGATACTTTACTAAAAGAAGCTATAGAAAGATTTAGTACTAATGTTATATTTACTGGTCTTGCAGGTCATTTTTATTCAGATGGAGAAAATAGATCTTTTGCACCACACCAATCAAAATTAGCATACCCTAAATTTACAGGTAAAATGTATAAGTACGGAAGTAACGAATATTACACAATGTATCCTGAATATATCGACATACACGAATATGACGAAAAAGGTGTAATGAAGTGCCTACTTTGGAATGGTAACTTTGCTTTTAGTAAAAGTAATTTTTTTAATGATTTATCAGATTTACCAATGCATACAGAACATTGGATACAAACAGCAGAATTACTTAGTAAGGAATATACATTATTAACTCCTTTATTCGATCAACCAACTATTGCTCACCTTTATGAAAATAGAACCATATTGCATACACACAACGGACAGAGCAGATGGAACTACACTGATTACTTACAACCTTATGAATTGATTAAACATCAACAATTAGATTATGTAACTATTTGGAAAGATTACAAATTAAACCATATAGATAGAGTAAAATTATTAGAAACATACACAGGAGTAAAACTTGCCTAGATATGATTATAAATGCCTAAGTAGTAAATGCGAACAAATGTTCGAGATAACTCATAAGATAACTGAAGATCCAGTCATTAAGTGTATACTTTGTGAAAGTCCTACAAAAAGACAAGTTTCTAAAAATGTTATGTTTGAAACACCTGTAGATGTAGAATGGGACGGAGATCCTAGTGATTTAAGCCCTAAATCTTTTCAACAATACAACGAAGCCAAGAAAATAAAGTATAAATGGTAACGCGTTACTAACGCGTCACTAACGCATCTAGAGGAGAGAAGAGGAGAGAAGATAAGAAGAGATGAGAGTAGAGGAGAGTATTAGAATTAAAAGATACAGTAAGAACAGGTTTGATATGGTAACATACATTAGTCGGTCTTCCACTCCGACTTCCTCCCATCAATGGCTGTCCCTTAACAGGATAGCCATATGGTAAATGAATCAAAATTATACATTCCTAAACTACCTCCCTTACACGCATCACAACAAAAAGTATTTGATTCTGATGCTCGTTGGAAAATACTTTGTGCTGGTAGGCGATTTGGAAAAACTAGACTTGGTGTACAAATGTGTATGGAAGTTGCATTAAGAGGAGGTAGAGCTTGGTGGATTGCTCCTACTTTTGCTATTGCTAGAGTAGGTTGGAGAGATATTCAAGCTACAGCACAATCCTTTCCTAAAGAAATAGAACCCAATATATCTATTGTTAATATGGAATTTACTTTAGCTAATGGTGGTCAAATCGCTGTTAGGTCAGCTGACAATCCTCAACGTCTAAGAGGTGAGGGTTTAGATTTTATTGTTATGGATGAAGCTGCCTTTATTAAGCCAGAAGTTTGGCAAGAAGTTCTTAGACCTACACTTACTGAAAGAAAAGGTTCAGCATTATTTATTAGTACACCTATGGGTATGAATAACTGGTTTTATAACTTATGGGAAACTGCTGGTACTGCAGATAACTGGGAAAGATTTAGATTTTCAACTTACGATAATCCAAGAATAGACCCTGATGAAGTTGATCAAGCTAAAACAGAAGTAGGTTCTATTGTGTTTGCTCAAGAATATATGGCTGAATTTGTTGAGGCTGGTCAAGGTATGATTAAACCTGAATGGATGAAATATTGGTCTTATACCGACAATGGTGATTTTTTACTAGATGGAGAAACATATTTTAAAAAAGATTGTACTATATTTTTAGCAACTGATATAGCTACTTCAGTTGAAGAAGATGCAGACTATACTGCAATTGTAGCTTGTGCTTTGACACCTGACAACAAGATGATTGTGTTAGATTGTTTAAGACAAAGGTTTGAAGGACCAGATATACTGGGTGCAATTAAAAGAATGATTGATAAACATAAAGCTGGATGGGTAACTATGGAAAGACAGGGTTTTCAACTTTCTTTAATACAGATGGCAAAACGTCAAGGAATGCGTGTAAAAGAAGTCAGACCAGATAAGGATAAAGTTGCGCGAGCTTTGACACTTAGTGCTAGAATGGAGTCTGGAGATGTCTATTTTAAATTAGACGCTCAATGGCTTGATGATATGGAAAGAGAGTTATTCACCTTTCCTGTCGGAGCACACGATGATATGGTAGACGCACTCGGATATGGTGTCCTGAACTTGAACGAGCGTAGACAATGGACTGCTTATTAGTTTAGGAGATAAATGGCTAACGAATTAAATGCGTTTCAAAGATTTACGAAACGATTAACTCCATCAGGACGAAGCGAGTTAAAAAGATTAAATTTTAATCAATCACTAGCATCAGCGCTAGATAGATCTGTATACGGATATAACACACAATCAGGATACTTTCCTTCTGACAAATTAGAAGATATTGGCAACGGTTCTGGTAACTCCGCAGTTGCCGCTTGTCTTTCTGTTTTGGCTACAGCTTTTGCTGAACCAAAACTAAATGTTATGAAGGAAGATGAAGTAGGTCAAGATATTGTACTTGCTAAACATCCTGTATCAAAACTATTTAAAAGACCAAATCCTTTTATGTCCGGTGCAATACTTTCACACTATTTAGTTTCTTCCATAAGTGTGGAGGGAGATGCTTATCTTTTTAAGAATAGAAATAATAAAGGACAAGTTGTACAACTAGTTCCTCTTATGCCTGCTTTTGTTAAACCAAAAGGTGATACAGAAAGATTAATTACAAGGTATGAGTACACACCAACTACAGACACAGTTGACATTGACCCTAAAGATATAATTCATATTAGAACAGGTGTAGACCCAAATGATCATAGAAGAGGTTACGCACCAATAAAAACAGTTTTACGAGAAATATTAGGAGATGAAGCAGCAGGTCAATACTCAACTGCTTTGTTACACAATATGGCAATACCCGGAGTTATACTTTCTCCTTCATCTGATGCTATGGGTGGACCAACAAGAGAAGAAGCAGAAGCTATATCTGAAATGTATAAATCAAAATTTGGTGGAGCTAATAGAGGTATGCCAATGGTTCTTACTGGTTCAATGAACATAGATGTTGTTTCTTTTAGTCCTCAAGATATGAACTTGATAGAACTTAGAAGACTACCAGAAGAAAGAGTTTCAGCTGTTTTAGGTGTACCAGCTATACTTGCTGGACTAGGTGCTGGTTTAGATGCAGCTACTTACAATAACACTGCTGAACTTAGAGAATTTTTTACAGAGCAAAAATTAGTTCCTATGTGGAAAACTGTTGCAAATGAACTAACACATCAATTACTTATACCAGATTTTGGCGATAGTCAAATGATGTGTGATTATGATATTCAAAACGTAAGAGCTTTACAAACAGATATGGATGAACTTTACAAAAGAGTCAACATGGGTGTATCTGGTGGTTGGATAACAATTGGAGAAGCTAGAAAAGTTGTAGGTCTAGATGTTGATGAACAACATAATGTATATCTAAGACCTATGAATATGGTACAGATACCAGCTAACGAACAACCAGTACAAACTCCTGTACAAGAAGAAGATGACGACGATGACGAAAAGTCAGAAGCTAGTTACGAAGCTAAACTTTTAAGACAACTCTATGACCAAAAGATGGATAGTGTAGATGCAGTTCCAGAAACAACTAGACAAGCAGTAGCACCAAAACCATCAAGAAATATGTTTATGTTTACAACAAGAGAAGCTGCTGAAGAAAGAGCAAGACAATTAGGTTGTGAAGGTTCACATGCTCACGAAGTTGAAGGTATGACATATTACATGCCTTGCAGTTCTCATGAGTCATTTCAAAGAACAAAAAAATCATACATAGATGGTATTGTTGAAGAGTTAAAGGTTTCATTAGAAGAAGCTGAAGTTTTATTTGAACAAGAATTTGAGATAGGTGAAATGACAGAAGAGAAAAAAGATAAAAAAACTAACTTTCCAAGTCCTGGGGATAACATGCAAGTCAGCATTTCTAACTCAAAATATAAACAGTTTCCGTATGGTTATGCAAAAGACCTAAAAGAGAATTGGCCAGAGATATGGAGAAGAGCAGGTAATGGTGGTAACCCACCTACTTCCTTCACTGGAAATGATGCATTTAGAAATTGGACTAAATATAAATCAGGTGATAGAAGTGAATCTGTTCTGAACTGGGTTCGTAGAAGAGAACGTTACATGGGAAGACATCAAGGCAACACTAGATTAAATGGAACTATTGCCAATATTAAATGGGGCGGTGCTTCTAACATAGGTGTTCCCGCTATGAAAAAAATTATTAGTGAAAGAAAAGAACTTGTTCGCAGAAGAAGAAAGAAAAGTTTAGAAGTTGCAAATGAAATACTCGATGAAGCATTTGCATCAAAAGTTTCTGCTAATGTCAGAAAGATACTAACCAACAAGGTAAAAGAACATAACGAAGGAAGTCCTAAGCATAAAACAAATCTTAGAACTTTAGTTGCTGTGTTCAATAGAGGTGTAGGTGCTTATCGCACAAACCCTGGCTCAGTAAGAGGTAATGTTACATCTGCTGACCAGTGGGGCGTAGCTAGAGTTAACGGGTTCCTTCATGCATTAAGAACTGGAAAGTTTAAGAGAAAGCCATACGATACCGACTTGCTGCCTTCTTCACACCCTCTCTCATCTAAGAAAAGTGGGGAGAAAGCATCAAGCGTTAGAGTAGGTCAATCTGTCAGTTGGTCGATAAATAAGGACCCCGACCCACCCTCAACAGTACACGGAGTAGTAGTTTCGGTAGAAGGTAAAGAAGCTACCATGCAAGTTTGGGCTATATTAGAAAGTGGTAAACACAAAAAAACAGATAGACAAGTAACTATGCCAATATCAAAGCTAACTGTAATTCAAGATATCACAAAAGAAAAGACACTAAATTCAGAGACCTCTGTTTAAAATAATCCTATATAACTGTAATTACAGAGGAGCATTTGCATGCAAGAAAGAGAAGTAAAAAATATAGACTTTAAGTTCGACGAAGACTCCGAAGGTAAAGTCTCTGCTGTCTTTTCTGTTTTCAATAATCTAGATTCCGATGGAGACATTGTTCTCCCAGGTTCAATAAAATCAGGTTTCAGGTCTGGTGATGTACCTATGGTATGGGCTCATAAATGGGACATGCCTATTGGAAAAGGTTACATCAGAGAAGATGGAGACAAAGCTACATTTGTAGGAGAATTCTTTATGGATACTGACTCAGGTCAGGAAGCCTATAAATTAGTTAAAAACATGGGTGACTTACAACAATGGTCATTCGGATATAGAGTCAACGATTCTGAATTTGGTAAGCATAAAGATATGAAATCAGAGGAAGAAGTAGATGCAAGATTTCTAAAAGATTTAACAGTGTTTGAAGTATCTCCAGTACTAGTAGGTGCTAATCAGGATACTTATACACTATCAATTAAATCTAATAACGATTTATTAAAAGAAATAGCAGAAGAGGGTAAAGCATCTGTAGGCAAAGATAAATTTGATAACCCTGGTGAAGCTATGGAGAGAGCTAAAGAGATGGGTTGTGATGGTATCC